ATCCAAAGGATAATGCAATTATGGAAACAAATAGCGATTTTAAAACGCCAGAAATCGGCAAAGGACTAGCAGGGCCGGGAAGACCTAAGGGTATGCCTAATAAGGCTACAGGCATCGTAAGAGAGGCCATTGCTAACCTACTAGAGCGCAATGCTCCTAACATGGATAGATGGCTTAATGAGGTGGCTGACAAGGATCCTCATAAGGCATTGGACATTATCCAGAAGCTCTCTGAGTACCATATACCTAAGTTGGCAAGAACTGAGGTTACTGGCGCAGATGGTGGGCCGCAAGAGCATGTGGTCACATGGCAGAAGTAATCGAGATAGCTTACAAGCCAAGGGATCAGCAGTTAGCTATCCATGAGGCAGTAGATAACCACAGGTTTACGGTAGTAGTTGCCCATCGTCGTATGGGGAAGACTGTAAGCGCCATCAATCATCTAATAAAGGCTGCCATTGAGTGCAAGAAACCTAATCCGAGATTTGCCTATATTGCTCCTACTTATGCTCAGTCTAAGCGTGTGGCTTGGGATTACCTGCTTGAATTTACTCGTCCACTGGGTGCTACGGCTAATATTTCTGAGCTTCGCGTGGACTTTTGGGGGCGTAGAATTAGTCTTTACGGTTCTGACAATGCCGATTCGCTCAGGGGCCAGTACTTTGACGGAGTGGTGCTGGACGAGATTGGAGACCAAAACCCAAAAATCTGGAACGAGGTCATCAGGCCAGCGTTAGCAGATAGGAACTCAGACGAGGCTCCTACGTGGTGTCTGTTCATTGGTACGCCTAAAGGTAAGAACCACTTTGCTGACTTTAGGGATAGGGCGCAGACAGCGGAGGGATGGAAGCTCCTTGAGTTCAAGGCCAGCCAGACAGGTATCCTCAGCGACAAAGAACTTTGGGGTGCTCGCAAGGAGATGGGCGAGGACAAGTACCAGCAGGAGTTTGAGTGTTCCTTTAACGCAGCGGTTGAGGGTAGTTATTATGGGCAGATTATTAACGATCTCGAAGCCAAGTCTAGGATCACGACTATTGACCGGGATGACCTTTGCCGGTCTTTTGTTGCTTGGGATTTGGGCATGGGCGATTCTACTTGCCTATGGGTGGCTCAGTTGGCTGGTAAAGAGATTAGGCTTATTGACTGCGTCGAAAACCACGGGGTCGGTCTGGACTGGTATGTATCATGGCTGCGAGACAACAAGTACGAAGGCTTCGGGCAGATCCTCCCGCACGACGTTGAAGTAAGAGAACTAGGCACAGGCCGCAGCCGTAAGGAAGTACTGCAAGAGGCTGGGCTAGAGATTACCGTGGCTCCGAGGTTGTCTATTGCTGATGGCATACAGGCTGTCAGGCGTATCTTGCCTAGATGCTGGTTTGACCACAAGACTAAGCCAGGACTTGACGCTATACGCAACTACCGTAGGGAATACAACGAGAAGCAGCAGGTGTTCTACGATAAGCCACTGCACGACTGGTCTAGCCATTACTCAGACGCTTTCAGATACCTTGCTATTGGGCTTGACGAGAGCGACGATTCATGGTCATCAGACTTGCCTATCAATACCAAATGGGTTGTATAATAGGCAAAATTCCTGTAAGGGTTTGCTATGAAGATGGATGAAGGCACAATCAAGGGTATCCTTGAAGCTGAGATTGATAACTCAATCGGCTTTATTGAGACCGAGACTACTGAGGAGCGCCGCCGGGCGTTAGATTACTATCTCCGCAATCCCTATGGGAACGAGGTAGAAGGCCGTAGCCAGATTGTGACGGGGGAAGTAGCCGAAGCAATTGATGGTGCGCTGCCACAACTTATCCGTGTCTTTACGACAACAGAGGATATTGTCTACTTTGAGCCTCAGTCTGAGAACGACGAGGAATCCGCAAAGCAAGCCACAGACTATTGCAACTGGGTGTTCTACCGTGAGAACGATGGTCTGCTAATCCTGCATAACTGGTTCAAGGATGCCTTGCTTCAGAAGGTGGGCGTGGTTAAGTCCTACTGGGATGCTAAGGAAGATGTTAGCAAAGAGAAATACAAGAACTTGACAGAGGATGAGCTGGCTCTATTACTGTCGGACGAGTCGCTAGAGGTTGTCAAGCAAGACATTGAGATGATTGACGCTGGCCTAGATATGATGGGTATGCCTATCCAGGCTCCGTCTATCTCTGTGACTGTCAAGCGGGTGAATAAGTACGGCTGTGTGAAGATTGAGAACGTTCCACCAGAGGAGTTCCTGATCTCCAAGGCTGCTAGAACCATTGAGGATGCTCCCTTTGTAGCCCATCGAAAGCTAATGCAGCGGTCAGAATTGATTGCGCTTGGCTACGATAAAGACATCGTAGATGAGCTACCTTCTTATGATGACCTGACGTTCAGCCCTGAGCGCATTGCTCGCTTTGACCAAGGTGAACAGCCAGACGAAGCACAGAGCCTTGACCCTGCGATGCAGACGGTTGAGGTATATGAGTGCTATATACGGATTGACGAGGATGAGGACGGTATTGCCGAACTGCATCGTATTGTCTACTGCGGTTCAGAGATACTTGAAGATGAGGAATGTGAATATGTCCCGTTCCACAGCATTTGTCCTATCCCTATTCCCCATAAATTTTTCGGTCAGTCTCTGGCAGATCGGACTATGGACATCCAGCTTATCAAGTCCACTATTACTCGTCAGTCTTTGGATAACCTGTATCTGACGAACAATAACCGTGTTGGCGCTGTTGATGGTCAGGTAAACCTCGATGACCTGCTGAACGCTACGCCTGGCGGTATTGTCCGTATGAAGAACCCTAATGCTCTGGTTCCGCTACAGGTTCAGTCTACGTTCGGTCAGGCTATGCCAATGCTAGAGTACATGGATAACGTCCAGACCAAGCGAACAGGTGTTAGCGATTCGCAACAAGGTCTTGACCCTGATGTGCTGTCGAACGTTACGGCTGCTGCTGTTGCTGCGATGATGAAGTCTAACTCTGGCAAGCTGGAGTTGATTGCTCGTATCTTTGCTGAGACTGGCGTTAAGAGCCTGTTCCGTGGGATTCTGCATCTGTTGGGCAAGTATCAGGACAAGCCGAAGATCGTCCGTATGCGTGGTAAGTACGTGCAGTTTGACCCTCGCACATGGAACAATGAATACGATGTGTCGGTCAATGTCGGTCTGGGTTCAGGTGACCGGGATCAGAAGTTGACGATGCTCCAGATGATTCTTGCCAAGCAGGAACAGATCATTCAGCAGTATGGCCCGTCTAATCCTCTGGTGTCTGTTGGTCAGTACCGCAACACATTGGCTAGGTTCATTGAGGCCGCAGGGTTTAAGGACGCTACAGCCTTCATGAACGAGATTAGCCCTGAGATGGATGCTCAGTTGTCGCAGCCCAAGCCACCTGCCCCTGACCAGCAAGCAGAGGTAGCTAAGATGCTGATGGAGGTTGAGCGTGAGAAGACACAGGCTAAGTCGCAGATTGATGCTGCCAAGTTGGATCTGGAACGTCAGACGCTAGAGGCTGAGTTCACCCGCAAGGGCATTGAGATGCAGATGAAGAACCAGAAGGATCAGTCTGAGATTCGGATTAAGGAAGCACAGTTAGCGGTACAGCAACTGCAAGCTATTCTGGCTATGGACTTGGCAGACGAGGACAGCCGTAACAAACAGGCTGAGATTGTATTAAAGACGATTAAGGAACTAGGGAGCCTGACTGGTGGATAAAGCACAATGGGCTATTAACCTGCTCAGAGACGAGATATTCCAAGAGGTTCTTGAAAGCATCCGTGGCACTGAGATGAACAAGATACTGATGAGTAACTATGGTGAGGTTGATTTGCGTGAGGAAGCTTATATGCGCTTACGTGTATTGGAATCAATAGAATCTCACATTGAAAGCATGGCTGCTCAGAAGGCTATTGACGAGAAAAGGATTAAGATTTTGTAACCCGTTTCGGGCGGTTCCCGATATAATTTAGGAAACATAAATGAGCGATACTCCAAACACGACTCCCGAGGGAAGTGGCGAGTTAACGGTAGGTGGTGCAGCAGACGCTATCTTGGGTCTAATGGGTGGTGAAGAAGGCTCCGAACAGGAACAACCGGAATCCCAACTAGAGGCCAACGATAGCGATGCCGAATCTGATGAGTCTGAGGAATATTCAGATGAGTCGGAGGTAGAACAAGAAGATGGCGAGGATGAGTCAGAAGAACCTCAGAGATACCGTGTCAAAGCCGCTGGCGAAGACCGGGAGGTAACCTTAGATGAGCTTATCAAGTCTTATCAACTTGGCACTGACTATACAAAGAAATCGCAAGCTGTAGCTGAAGAACGTAAGGCGGTTGAATCTGAGCGTCATGCAGTTCAAGAGGCAAAGCAATTGCGCGATCAGTATGCGCAGAGGTTGGAAGTCATCGAGCAGATGCTTAACCAGCCGCAACAAGCAGAGGATTTGGATTATCTGAAAGAGACTGACCCTATCGGTTATGCCGTGAGAGTCGCTGAGATGTCTCAGAAGGAGAAACAGTTAGCGCAGGTTCGTGCTGAACGGGATCGTATCTCGCAACAGCAGGAATATGACAAGCAACAGCAGATGCGGCAGATGGTTGCTGCGGAGTCTGAGAAGCTAGTCGCTGCGATACCTGAGTTTGCTGACCCGTCTAAGGGCGAATCAATCCGAAAGGATATTCGGACTTACGGTAAGCAGATGGGATTCTCTGATGAGGAATTGGCTAATGTGTTCGATTCCAGAGCAGTTCTGACGCTGTTTAAGGCTATGCAGTACGACAAGCTACAGTCGAGCAAGCCTGCTGTTAACAAGCGTGTGCAAGAGGCTCCCAAGGCGATTAGGCCCGGTGTATCTAAGCCACGAGACAGTAATAGCGAGGAACTGAAGAAACTTAAAGCGCGAGCGAAGTCATCCGGTCGGGTGGCAGATGCCGCAAGTGTATTTGAACGATTCTTATAGGAAATTAGATCATGGCAACTTATACCGCACACAGCGCAGTTGGTCAGCGCGAAGATTTGACTGATGTCATCTATGACATTTCGCCTACCGAGACTCCTTTCATGTCCTCGATTGGCAAGACTAAAGCTACGGCTGTTTTCCACGAGTGGCAGACTGACACGCTGGCAGCCGCTACTACTGCTAACGCTGCTGTTGAAGGTGCTGACGCTTCGGACGCTACCCTGTCTCCGACTGTTCGTCTTGGCAACTATACACAGATCATGCAGAAGACTATCAAGGTCTCCGGCACTCTGGACACAGTGAACAAGGCTGGTCGTAAGTCTGAGAAGGCATATCAGCTGGCTAAGGCTTCGCAAGAGATCAAGCGCGATCTGGAGACTGTTCTGCTGTCGAACCAGGGTCGTTCTGCTGGTGATGGCTCTACTGCTCGTAAGATGGCTTCTCTGCTGTCGTGGATCAAGACCAACTCGTCGGCTCAGACCAACGGTGGTGACCCAACGACTATCGGCGTGTCTACTCGTACTGACGGTAACACCCGTACCTTTACTGAAGCCCTGCTGAAAGAAGTCGTGGCTGAGGTGTTTGTTTCCGGTGGTTCGCCTAAGGTGCTGATGGTTGGCGCAACTGGCAAGCAGAAGGTTAGCTCTTTCACTGGTATCGCTGAAACCCGTTTCAACGTGACCGGCAATGCTCCTTCTACAATAATTGGCGCGGCAGATTTTTATGTGAGCGACTTCGGAAACCTGGCGGTCGTACCTAATAGATTCATGCGTACCCGCGATGCTCTGATCCTTGATCCTGAGTACGCAGCTATCGCTTACCTGCGTCCGTTCCAGACTAACGAACTGGCTAAGGCTGGCGATGCTGACAAGACTCAAATCTTGGTCGAATGCACCCTTGAGGTTAAGAACGAAGCCGCCCACGGTATCGTTGCTGACCTGAATATGTCGCTGTAAAGAACTAGCCCCTGATCTTCGGATTGGGGGCTTTTCTACGAGGATTTATGGACTTTAGAGATACAGCAGTACACGCGGACGGTGATGGCGGTATCGTCATCGAGACTAAACAGGATGTATCGGAGATCATTGAGGCTAACAAGGCTCAATTAGAGTTCGACAAGCAAAGGACTGGGCATCTTAAAGACCTGCACCATGTAGCCAGGATTCCGTTCACGGTCATTGATGACTTGAACAAGATAGGCATCATGAAGGGCTTTAGCATTGTGGATGACGCAGCGTTTGCCAGTTGGCTTAATAATCCTGATAATGCTGTTTGGAAGACTTATCGCGGAACTATCTCTAAGGGGAACTAATGATTGTAGGCGTATGCGTACCAGCAAGGGATGAGGTTCACACCTCTTTTGCATTTGACTTTGCCAAGATGGTCGGCAGAGATTCTAAGCATAGGTGTTCTCAAGATGGTAACGGCCTAAAGCTGTACACGATGGCAGGGACGCTGATATTTGATCAGAGGGAGAAGCTAGTAGATGCTGCTCTCAAAGAGGGATGCGATGCGGTTCTGTTCATTGACTCAGATATGCGGTTTCCTAGTGACACGATTGACATTTTGTTAAGTCGTGAGGTTCCGATTGTTGGGGTCAATGCGGTAACGAGACGTAAGCCTACGCTACCGACTGCTTTGAACCTTGAGATTGAGAAGGATGACGATGGCAAGATTATCCGTCACGCTTGGCACAAGGTTGATTCGATGGGCAAGGAAGGAATAGAGCCTGTTACAGCGGTTGGTTTTGGTGTGGTGATGATTCGCAAGGAAGTGTTTGAGAAAGTGCCTAAGCCTTGGTTTGATGTGGGTTGGGGATCAAAGGGCATTATTGGCGAGGATGTGCATTTCTGCATCAAAGCCTTAGATGCCGGGTTCCAGACTCATGTAGACCACAGCCTTTCCAAACATATCGGTCACATTGGTACGTATGAGTATCGGTGGGAAGATGTAGAAGAAGGCGCTATTGAGGCGCATAACAACGGGAAATAGTCATGGCATTGACGAGCTATAGTGAACTAAAGACTACGATAGCCAGCTACCTAGCTCGTAGTGACCTTGACTCAGTAATCCCTGACTTTATCCGGCTGTCTGAGGAACGGTTGCGTAGAGACCTGAGAATCCGTCAGATGCTGGTGGTGGCTACGGCTTCAACTACGGGTGGGGATTCCACGGTGGGACTACCTGCCGACTTCCTTGAGATGCGGGACATCCACTTTAATACGAATCCGATTAGCTCGGTATCGTATGAATCCCCTAATACTTTCTATCAAAGCACACGGGCTACTGAGTCAGGTATCCCACGTACTTACACTGTCCTGGCTTCAGAGATTCAGTTTGCGCCTATCCCTGATGCGGCTTATCAGGCTCAGATGCTGTACTACGCAAAGCCTCCTCTCTTGAGTGATACCAATTCAAGCAATGTGTTCTTGGCTAACTGCCCTGATGCGCTGCTGTACGGTGCTTTAGGAGAGGCTGAACCGTACCTGATGAACGATGCTAGGTTGCAGGTCTGGGCCGCGCTCTATGACCGTTCTATCGCTTCTATATCTAATGCTGACCAGT